ACCAGCCCAAGGATGGACGAAGTTCCTGATGACTGTGGATACATGAAACAGTTCGAGTTCAACGTTGACATGAACAGCAATGGCATCATGGCCGAGTGCATAGAATGGTGCCAATTGAACTGCGAAGGCAAGTGGGGTTGGTGGTTCGAGCCCGCGGTGGTTACATTGAACGAGTATCATACAAACCACTGGGAGGCCCAGAACGCATACATGAGCTTTGAAAGGAAACGAGATGCTACGAGATTCTGGATGACTGTTGGAATTCAGAACAGTGGCAAAAAATAGGGATAATTACTAGTATGGCACTATTTGAAATAACAGAAGAAGCAAAGCAACAGATCGAAAGATTACTAGAAAAGAATCCAGGCAAGTACGCAGTGAGTCTAGCGGTGCTGGGTGGCGGTTGTGCAGGATTCAAGTACGACTGGGGTTTTGCAGATACAAAAGAAGCTGTAGGTGGCGGAGACCACATAGAAGACTGGCACACAGGTAAATTTGTTGTGGACGAAACTTCCATGATGTATGTGGCAGGTACAAAGATTGACTGGGTGGAAGAAACATTTGGTTCACAGTTTGAAATATCCAATCCCAACTCAACAGCATCATGTGGATGTGGTGAGAGCTTCGGTGTCTAATGGACACAGCATTCGTTATAGGTAACGGAGAGTCAAGGAACATTTTTCCAATAGATAATCTAAAAGATCAGGGTGTGGTGTATGGTTGCAACGCAATATACAGAGACCATCCCATGTTGTGTGATCACATCGTGGCAGTGAATACTCCTATGTACGAGGAACTGGCCAAGTGGCACAACAGTGGCAAGGAATCCCCAAACATACATGGCACAAATGACATCAGTAACTGGAACTATATCTGTGAAGGAGACAATGAACAGGACGTGCCACAAGGTCTCAAGATATACAGGTTCTGGCGTGGTGGTGACATAAAGAAGGGTGGCATGATCAAGACAATCGATTTTTCAACAGCACGTGGTTCAGGGTGTAGTGCTGTGTTGATGGCCGCCGAGTCGGGAATTAAAAATGTTGTAATAATGTCATTCGACATAATGGGAGCCCAACAATGGGAGTTGGAAACACCCAGCAGGATACAGAACAACATCTATAAAAACTCGATCAACTATCCAGGCAGGGCCAGCATGAAGGCGTACCTCAAGTACGAATGGATGTATCAACTTAGACAGATAATCAGGAGATTCCCCAGCACCAACTTTCATTTCATCAATCGCAAGGAATACATAGAGGGCAATCCTTTCCTGCGTTGGTACTTCGATCAACCAAATATAAAGTGTGGCATATACGCTGACCTGCAGAGATGGATCACGGGTTCTCGTGATGACATCAAGTGGAAACAATTATAGAGTCTTGGTACTGCTGGCGTCCAGCTGATACACCTTACGCATCTTGACACCCACTGATTGTGCGAACTTCTTGGAATCACATCCACTGCACACATGCTTGTAATCATTTGAGGCACGATCTGGATCCACCTTGCTCTTGGGCCTCATGAATTTCTCCGAACAGGCATCGCATTTGAACACATAGATCAGGTTCTTCCTGTGATAATTGTGCATCGTACCCAGTTTGCTCTCCCTCTTGTGCAACTTCATTGTTTTTAGGGTTTCTATGAACATATTATTATTTAATAAATACGAGTATCATATTATGGCAAGATTAACGATAGACACAGGAACAGTAGGAAATCCAGCTACAGGCGATACTTTACGTACCGCTATGACCAAGGTCAACAGCAATTTCGCAGAAATGATGTCTGGCAACCTTTCATTATCCGGAAATTCATTAGTGAGTGTCGATACCAACGGCAACATCACACTGGATCCAAACGGCACAGGACAGGTGCAGGTAAATGCAGACAGACTAGTGATCACAACAACAAAAACTGCAACTGCGGTTGGAAACACAGGCGACGTAGCAGGATCCATATCTTGGGACGCAACCAACTTATATGTTTGCACTGCGAACTACGATGGTTCAACAATAATCTGGAAAAAGATCACACTAGCGAGTATCTAACATGGCCCAGGAAGTAATAAACATTGGAGCACAGGCTGATGATGGCTCAGGTGATACAATCAGGGGAACTGGCATCAAGATTAATGCAAATTTTACTGAGCTGTACGCGATGCCATTCGCTCAGACATCATTGGGACTTGTTGAAAACGAAATCAGTACAACACAGTCCAACGCAGACCTAGTACTGAAACCATCTGGCTCAGGTAGCATACTGTTTCCAGCAATCAGAATCAATAACAACAACATCGAAGGCACAAGAACAAACGATGACCTAATATTGAGAGCGAACGGATCGGGATCTTTGGTTGTAGACGGAATAGGAATTGCAGGCACGTCAATCACTGCACTCGACTCTTCCTTTGTGAACATCAACGAGAATCTAATAATAGACGGCACATTAAGTTCAGGAATAACAACATTCGGAGGAACGGTCCAGACAGCATCTACGGTAGACGTAGATGAGTTGACTACACTTTCTACACTGACTGTTTCTGGGGTATCAACGTTTGCTGATACAACTACAGTAGACAATCTCACATTCAATGACAACATAATCAGTTCAAGTTCAAACGCAGATATAAATTTAACCCCAGGCGGAACGGGTGTGGTCAATGTTTCTAACTTGACAATAGATTCAAACATAAACTTGACCGATAACGTGATCAAAGTGACAAGAACCAATGACGATTTCGTATTGTCTGCCAACGGCACAGGTTCTGTGCAAATTTCCAAAGTGGACATAAATGAGGGAACCATAGACGACACAGTAATCGGTGGCACAACACCGGCGGCGGGAACATTTACAACTATATCAATAACGAATCCATCTGTGACAGCAGACAAGGTCATCATCACTGATAACAAAATTGAATCGACAGAGACAGATGCAGATTTACAGATCAATGCAAACGGTGGTTCGGGCAATGTTTTAATAAACGGTTTCACATTCCCCAACACAATGGTGGGAGGACAACTGATCAGGACCAACGGAAGCAAAGTGCTGTCGACCCATGTATTTCCGTTCGTGGTAACTGACACAGACGTGCAGGACGCTACGGCGACAATCACAGGCAACAGTTCAGCACAGGTGATCGATACTTTTTCAGTGTCCACGTACAGGAGTGCAAAATACTATATACAGATTTCAGATGCCACAGCCGACAGGTACACAATAATTGATGCAAACGTAACACATAACGGGACGAACGCATTCGTTAGTACATTTGGTGCGGCAACAAATGGTGATGGCGACGGATCTACCATATATGATTCTATTGACCTATCGGCAGACATAAACGGCGGCAACGTAAGACTGCTAGGAACAGTAAATAACACTAACAACCAAGTGATCAAATTGGTCAAAAGGGTAATAAAGGTTTAAAATGGCACAACAGACACTGAACGTAGGATCAAATGCAAACGACGGAACGGGTGATAATCTAAGATCTGCTATGCAGAAAGTGAACGACATGTTCACAGAATTATACCTGTCACCACTATCGGGCGGAGATCTAAGTTTCACTGGCAATGAGATATCTGCGACAAGAACCAATGAAGATCTAGTACTGAAACCATCCGGCACAGGCGCCGTGTCTTTCCCGGCGATCAGAATACAGGACAACAACATCGAAGGCACGAGATCAAACGAGAACATAAATTTAGTGCCAAATGGTACTGGCTCAGTCGTTTTTGGTGCAGTTAAATTCAGAGGCACGACATTGAGTTCAGACGATTCAACAATAATCAATATCAACGATGGTCTTGTGGTAGACGGAACATTGAACGTATCAGGGGCAAGTACTTTGACCGGTGCGGTGAATCTTTCTTCTACTTTACAGGTACCGTCAGGCTTGACAACCCTTTCAACGTTAAGTGTGACTAGCACAACTAACTTAACTACCACTAACATCGATAATCTCACTTTACAGGACAACACAATCAGTTCAAGTTCAAATGCAGATATAAATCTAACCCCGGGCGGAGCAGGTAGTGTCGTGATACAGAATCTAACCATAGATTCAAACATCAACATAACCGACAACGAGATCAAAACAACAAGTTCAAATTCAGACCTTGTTATTGCGCCTGCAGGCACGGGACAGGTAGTAATTGCCAAGGCCGATATCAATGGCGGAACTATAGACAACACAGTGATAGGTGCCACGACAGCGTTGGCAGGATCATTTACAACCCTGAACACAACATCAGCATTCACAATAGACGGGATCACTATAGACGACAACACCATCTCAACAAACGCATCCAACGCCAACCTTGAGCTGAACGGCAACGGTACGGGCACGGTGCTCATCAGCGGATTTGGTTTCCCAACTACAGATGGATCAGCAAATCAAGTTTTGAAAACAGATGGATCAGGCAACCTTGGGTTCGTGACACTGTCATCACCATCCACACTGAACCACTCGGAGATAGGTGACAACAGTACAACAGTGGCGACTTCTGCCACTTCACTGGTAGACAGCTGGTCTAGTGCTTCATACAGGAGCGCCAAGTACCACATTTCGATATCAGACGCAACAAACAGTAGATTTGAGATTGCCGAAGTCAGCCTGATACATGGTCCAAGTGCTGACAGCACAACAGAAGCATTCCTAACTGTGTTTGGAAACACAGGATCTTATTCTGCACCACTATGCACATTCACAGCAGAGATAGATGATGGTAATGTTAGGTTATTAGCAACAAACATCACTAGTGACAGTTGTGTGTTCAAATTCCAAAGAACATTGATAGACCTGTAATAATTACATTAGGTTTATAGAATTACTAATAAATATCTGCAACAAAAAGGATTAATATAACATGGCTAGACAAGGTATCAACATCGGATCAAGTGCAAATGACGGCACGGGTGATCCGTTAAGAACAGCATTTGACAAGATAAACGACAACTTCGTAGAACTTTACGGTACTGACAATGACATCAACACACTTGATGCAAATTTAAACGTAAACACTTTCGCAATAACAACAGGTGTCACAAACGGTGATATAACTGTTACGCCAAACGGCACAGGAAGCATCAAACTAGGTGCAGTAAAATTCAAAGGAACATCAATCAGTTCAGATGATTCAACAATAATCAACATCAACGAAGGATTAGTTGTAAGTGGTACAGCATCAGTGAGTGGTGCATTAAGCTCTTCGACATCTTTGGCTCTAGCCACAGGTGCAACAGTTACAGGTATAGATAACGGTGCATTGGGATCAAGTGCAACACTGTTGGCCACACAAGGTGCAATCAAAACTTACGTTGACGCTCAAGTAACAGCACAGGACTTAGATTTCACAGCAGATGATTCAACAACACTTTCAATTGACTTAGATTCAGAAAGCCTACAGTTCTCTGGTGGTACTGGTATCACAACAGCAGGTACAGGTAACACTGTGACTTTCGCAATAGACGGAACAGTGGCAACTCTTGCAGGTTCACAGACTTTCACAAACAAAGTTTTGACCAACCCAACGATAAACGCGGCGACCATGACTGGAGCAGTTGCAATCGATGGTGTGACAATAGATGACAACTCTATTAAAGCCAACGCCTCAAACTCGGATTTAGAATTAGACGGCAGTGGCACAGGACACACGAAAATACTGGCAAACGCAACAGTGGTAGGAACTCTTAACACAGCGGACATCGCCACAACTGGAACACAAACAATAACAGGACAATTAGATGCAGAAAGTGTTAGGATCAAAGATAACACAATAACAACAAATGCTTCAAATGCCAACCTCGAACTTTCAGCCAATGGAAGTGGTGTCGTAGATGTGAAGAAAGCAATGACCACTGTTGGACAGACCATAACAGGCGACGTAGTCATAACTGGTCAATTTGACATTGACAACCTAGCATTCACAGGAAATAACATCA